CATCATTATTTTAAGGAACTATGACAGTAGAAGAAATCAAGGCCAAGTACCAGCCTCGCCAACTGGAGAACCAAGTGGAGTTTGAAACCATCATGTCGGAAATGAACAACGAGCAATCGTTGCTCAACCATCCGTACATCGACCGCAAGATGGAAATCATCAAGAAGCGCGAGTTGCTGATGATTCAGTTGAATAGCGTGAAGTCGCAGTTGTCGGCACTCTCTGCCGAGTATCAGGACATCGAAATCAAGATGAAGGAAATCAACCGCGCCTATCATGCCGTGAAGCATGAGTTCATCGTACTGAATCCCCGTGAACGTTTCATTAAGCCAAAAGAGCAAGAGTAAACCCCAACCCCAAAAACGCGCGATATACGGAGGCCGAAAAGAAAGTGCACTAACTTCCAGAAGAAAGTGCAGTAAGTGCCAGAAGAAAGTGCACTAACATTCCAAAGTTTGGTAAGTGGGGACAAGTATCACAGCTTGTCCCCTTTTCTTATTTTTAACCTATCGCCGCATTCCATCCGCATTATGAGGGACTTTTTGAGTTGATGGGAGAGAAGACCACGCTTTGTGTGACGACCAGCCAAAAACGGCAAGCCTAATCGGGGATAAGCCAAGCAGCACCGTGTCGGAACTGCCGTTTTTGTGTTACTTGTCATGAGCTAACGAAGACAAACCTAACATGATAGACAACACCGAACTAAAAGAGATTAAGCGCCAATGCCTGGCAGACCTGCGGGAGAATCTTCCGCTCTGGCGCGAACGCCTTACGATGATAGACCCGAGGCTGTATTTCTATGTCTTGGAGGCTACGATGGAGGTGGACGGCACCGACTGTATAGCCAGTGTGTATGAGCTGCTGAGCATCAGGAAGGAGCTGCGAAAGATGCTGACCTACGAGCTGGATATTGACTATGCCGCCAAATGGGTAAGAGCCATAGAGGGCGTATGGGAGGACGGACGGCATGTGCGCGGTGGCCTAAAATTCTCCACCAACAGAGGCTTGCAGCACATCAGGCTTATGCACTTCCAGACGTGGGCCACATATATGATGATGATGGCACGCAAGGAGGTGTGCATGGATCGCCGCGCGAGCGACGGCACTCCCCTACTCCCCACAGAATTTGTGCGCGACGGCATGGTGTGGGATAAGCGACGCCTCTGCACAGAGGCAGACATCTTCATCACCCGTAAGGCGGGTAAGACTGAGTGGGGCGGTGCTATGGACTTCACGGAGATGGCAATAATGGGCGACCCTAACGAGCAAGTGAGCATCGTGGCCAACGATACCAACCAAGCCGTAAAGATTGCATACAAGGCGGTAAAGCAATTTGCCTACCAGATAGACCCCGCCAGCGTGAACAAGTTAGGCGGCAAGATTCTGAAGGTGAACACCAAGGATATGTACTTCCTGCCAGGACTACAGAGGACGGCAAGCATGGAAGCCTTCGCAGCTGGCGGTAAGCCAAAGGATGGATGGAACAGCGGATGGGTACATAACGACGAGGGCGGACAGGGTAAATACGTGAACGAGCACAACGACATGGAGAATACCGTGCAGGAGCTTGTGGGTTCTGCCGGTACCCGCCGCGAACGTATGCGACTAAACACCTCTACCGCAGGAAAAGTTATCACTGGCCCATACAAAGAACACATCCATGCTGTGCAGGAGAGTCTGCTGCACGAAATGGAGATACCAATGGGTACGGCCAAGGAGATGCCGGACGACTATAACTTTGCCCTACTGCTCCAACTCGATCCTTGGGACTTTAACGGAGATGTAGAGAGTTTGAATCATGACTACATCTTCCGCCGCGTGAATCGCAGTATAGGAATAACTGTGCAGCCCACATGGTATGCAGAACGACTGCACAAGGCAAAGACTGGCACCGAAGACGAGCGCAAGGAGGTACTGACCAAGGACTTCAACATCTGGCAGAGCGACCGCGTGAAGAAGTGGATAAGCTCGGACGAGATAAGAGCCCTTAACACCGAGCGCAGCATCAGGGAGTGCAACAAGCAGGAGTGGATAGCATTTGGCGGTATGGACTTCTCGCACGGAGACGACCTTTGCGGCATCGGCTGGGTGGCCATTAACACCAAGAGCAAGCAGGTGCTCTGGGATTGCGACGCATGGATAGCCGAAGACCAGCTGATGAAGAGCCCCAACAAGGTGCTATACGACCAATGGGTGGAACAAGGCTATCTGCATGTATGCCCAGGTGAGATACTGGATGGAGCAGCCGTAGTGAATGCCATAGACGAGGTAGCCAAGCATGTGCGCATCGTGGCATTCGGCTACGATAATTGGGACAGTGACCGCTTTGTTAACCACATACGTACATGGATGGTGAACAGACTGAAGAAGAAGGGCATATCACCCAAGGCAATAGAGGAGGAACTTAAGCAGCGCCTCCAGCCTGTGAGCCAAACGTTCGGAACCTACAACAGTGCTTGTCAGGTAGTATGGGATGAAGTGCACTGGCAACCGCGTAAGCTATTCGTGCACAACCCTATAATATCATGGTGCTTCGGCAACGCCATACTGGTAGAGGATGCAATGGAGAATGTGAAGCCAAAGAAGAATCCCGGCATCCCAACGGGTAAGGTGGATATATGCCAGTGTATCTGTACGTGTTATATCATGATAGGAAACATTAAGTAGCAGAGCTTTTTTCATACATGGAATTCTTGTTAGGTTAACAGTCTTTGTTAACGGCGGAGCAGCCAGTCCGAGAGGATAGGCTGCTTTTCTTTTGTTAACCTTTTCGCAGAGAATTTCGGAAAAGTGAATACTAACCCAATCTAAAAACGAAGAAGGAATGGAAACTATTTTGCAATGGCTGCCCGAACTTGTGACAGCGCTGCTGGGTGGAGGTCTTGTAGCACTCTTCACCGTACCCGAGAAGAAAGCTGCTGCACGTCTTGACAACGCAGAGCGTGTAGTGGCTAAGTACGAAGAAGTGATGAACAAGTACGAGAAGCGTATCAGCGAACTGGAGGCTGAGGTAAGGGAACTTCGAGCCGAGGCAGATCAGAAGGACGCAAGAATTTCGGAACTTGAAAAGGCACTGGCCGTTCTGGAACGCAAGCGCAACAAAAAGGGCCAATTTGTGAAACGTCAGGCAACTGCACCCAATGCGAACAATTAACAAGATTATAGTGCATTGCAGCGCTACGCCTGAAGGTAAGGACTATACCGTTAAGGATATAGACAGATGGCACCGTGAGCGAGGATTCACCAAGATAGGCTACCATTACGTCGTATACCGAGACGGCACCATCCATGAGGGCCGCAAAGAGACTGAAATAGGAGCGCACGCAAGCGGCTATAATGCGCACAGCATCGGAGTCTGCTACATAGGCGGCCTTGCCAAGGACGGCAAGACACCCAAGGACACCCGAACGCAAGCACAGAGGGATGCGCTTGTACGTCTGCTGCGCGAGCTTGTGCTAAAATATCCAGATGCAGAGATAATCGGGCACCGAGACGTCAGTCAGAAGGCTTGCCCCAGCTTCGATGCCAAAAAAGAATACAAAGTAATATGAACAGCTACTACAACCCACAAGCCCCGGATTACCTGAACAGGGATACGGATGAAATGCCCGATCCATTAGGATGCTTTTGGCAAGTGCTTAGCCTTCTACTATTGGTGTTTATGATAGTTGTGCTATGCTGCTCTTGTCGCAGCCATAAGGAGGTAGAGAAAGAGTATATCCATGTGCACGATACCGTGACGCAGACCATTAACCAGCGCGATAGTATCTGGCTGCACGATAGCATCTTTCAGGAGGTGAAACAGAAGGGCGACACGGTATATCTGTATAAATATAAGCAAAAGACAGAGTACCGCGACCGTTGGCTGCACGACAGCATCTATATTGCCAAGACTGACACCCTGTATCGTGACGTCGTGAAGGAAAAGCAGCTCACATGGTGGCAGCGCACCCGCATGAACCTTGGCGGATGGGCATTGCTGATTATTGGCCTTGTGGCACTGTACTACATCGGTAAGTTTACCCTTAACCGCTTTCTGAGAGTATAATAAAAAACGACAATAAAAATGGGATTATTTAATTTCACAAGGAAACGTGAGGCCGTCGCGGAGCCGCCACAGCAACAAGTGGAGGAGAAGAAGAAGGACGGGGCTAACGGCAAAATCAAAGCCAATGTCGTAAGCATAGGCGCTGAGAATGCCGGCACCGTGGCCGCTTTTTCCCATGCCATAGACCTCCGTGCGAAGACCTTTGCCCGAGGGGTTCTGGAGTTGCAGATGCGAACACCAGAAGGCACGTGGCGAAAGTGTTTGGGAGGTGATTTCAATAAGCTGCACTATCTGTTGCAGGTAAGACCTAATATCTACCAGTCTGCTGCGCAGATGTGGGAGATGGCAAGTCGTATTGCCGACCTCAGCAATAGTGGACTATGCGGTATTTGGGCACCAGGTCTGAGCACTGGCAATATCCGCACGCTTATCCCTTGCACAGCCACATGGCAGGAGACCACTAACACATACATCCTGAACAACGTTAAGATGAATGTGTGCAGCATCGCTGTTAAGGCAGAGGACGTGATACTCGTAGGCAACGGATATGGCCGCAGCCTTATAGACCTGCTAATCTCTACACTCGAATTGTCAGCTACCGCCGACAAGTTCAACCGCGACACGCTGGCAAAGGGTGGTACATTCAAAGCTATCGTTAAGCAAGAGACAAGCAGC